CGCGTCTGAACATCCATGACGGGATACCATCTAGCACATCTCTCGCACCAGACTTACGTTGTAGTCCTCTATGACGTAGACGTTCAATCTCATTGTCAGTGGAGTTAAAGATATGATTAATCTTTACAGATTCTTTATCGTGATAGAACGAATGAATGTAATCAGTTCGCTCAATGATAGTTTCGGGATCTTCGAAGTGATGGAGGTGGTCTTCGCTGTGATTCCAATGCACATTCATCGTAGTGAATGGCACATCGCGACCAGACTTTCGTGCTAGATGTGTGAGCATATGTACAGCATTAAGACCAAAGAGTATGTCGCCGACACCAATGGTGCCCTTCCAATCTACAGTATTAGTATCTGTAAAAAGAAAAGACAGTCCTTTCCATGGATCGACGTACTCTTGTAATGGCATTACTTTTGTTCACGTTGATCTGTAGTAGACTCCGAGAAAGACCTCTTATCAAGCGAGTTAATAAAATTCATAGCATCCTGTGGTGTTCTTACTTTCTTACCAGACTTCTGCTCTTTCTTCTTATTGCGAGGATCGAATCGACCGTACTTTGCCATTACTATTATCCTAGTGCTTCCAATCTAACCATCAGACGCTCGGCACGATTGCCTACTTGTCTGTACCATAGACTATCACGACCTTCTACTGCCGCTCGTGCAAAGTCTTTATCTTTAAGTGCTGCCCTGAAGTTCTTGAACTTACTTAGTCGAGTACGACCTAAGTTGAACATCATGTTAATGCAGATTTCTTGTACTTCTGGTTGCCACAACATGAATCCGTTACCGAATAGTGCAACACACTCTGACTCTGCTAACTCACTATCATATTTAAACGCTTCAACAACACGTTCTTCTGAGATAGGAGTGCCTTCTTCGAATCCATATTCGGGGTCATCTTTTAAAATTAAGTGACCTACACCAAATGTTGGATAACCAAGATGATCCTTGTACACTTCGTACTTGACACCTTCGTCGATTTTTAATTGTTCAAATAAATTTGTTCTGTTCATTATGTTATGCCCATATGTTCTTTAGTCATTATATAGTCTCTCACGAAGTCAGACCTTACGATGTCTTCCCAAGTAAATGTAACTATGCTGAAATGTTTCATGTTCTCAAGTATACTTAGGAATTTATTAACCCCTTCTTTTTCATTCTTATTCTTGAAATCTGATTGCAGATAATCACCTGCAAATATAATCTTACTGTTTTGACCGATACGTGTGATGATAGAATCTAACTCGTGAAAGTTTAAGTTCTGCATCTCATCGACAATAACAATAGAGTTATCATATGTGACACCACGAATAAATGATGTAGACTCGAATGTTAATTGGTTGGCATCAATCAGTTTATCATACGCTTCACCGTCTCCGAACAACTCAGCACAAGCAGAACGATAAGGTCCTGTGAACGCATCAAGTTTCTCTTCTAGTGTTCCTGGCAAGAAACCAACATCTCTTGTAGGTACAACTGAGCGAACGATTCTAACTGATTCGTATATTGTTGACTTATTCATCATCTCTTCGAACGCAAGATATAGAGCAAGAAATGTCTTACCTGTTCCTGCTGTTCCTACGAGTGCTAGATGATCACCAGACTTATATGCTTCAAACGTATCTCTCTGCTTATCTGTAAGAGGATCGATAGTCATCAAGTCGCAGAGACGAAGTGTTCTGGGTCGACGTGCCGGTGCCGCTGTAATGAACTGACCTTTAGTTTGTTTTGATTTCATATTATACTTTTATAGTATTAGGAATGTGAGTGCCTGCCGCTTTCTGACAGCGAGTAAGATGTTCTTTCCAATCACCAGATGTCTTATTGATGATGTTACCTGTATGACTTACTAAAGCAGGCGCACTCATAACTTGTGTGTGAGTACCTTCTGCCACGAATTTTTCCATGTTTGCTATAGACATAAACATATCTTCTGTTTCGCCAGTATTAATGTTTTTCATTGTGTAAATAGGCATTATTTGTTTCTTATCCTGTACATTGTTTCTTATAGTTTACATTATGTATAAAAAAGATATGTCTCATCCTTGAGACGCTATCCTAAAACATACGATGAAGTAACTGTAATTACTCCAAAGAGATAGGATCACCCCCTTATTTTGCTATTGAAGTCTCGAATTGCTCTATTACCTGATTGAGGAAAGATTGCCGTTTGGCGATTTTATACGCTTTATCTGCATTTCCTTTCTTATTCAATTTGTGGATATAGTGTCCAAGTTCTTGAGAATCTTTTCTTAACCTTGCTATCTGATTTCTTTCTACCATAGGCGTACTCCGTAAGGGGGTTAGTTAATTAAACTTCAACATGACAAATTATCGGATCAAATCAGGCAATGCCTCCTGTACCAATTTCTTGGTCAATCCTTTCAAGGGGGTTTTCTTTGCAACCATTTTGATTACAATTTCGGCATCTTGTGGGTGAATCGCTTCGAGTACTTCAATGAACATTTTTTCACGCCTGAGGTTTGTGAGTTTTTCACACTCACCAACTCCCTCAACAAAATACTTAAAGAATCTATGATGCCTTAGTAATGTTGACGGTGCAGTGTTTTCTTCATTTGCAGTAAACGGAGGTGTGCCTTCTGGCAGTTTGAATTTGATCGCAGGATCGAATGCACCTTGAAGTACATCTCGTAGTGCGATTATATTGTTATCACGTAAGACTTGGATCTTGTCGTTACGAGACTTTGCTGATTCAACTAGTTTAAGTATTTGATATACTTCTTTCTTTCTTCCATAACTCATATTACTAACAACCTATCATCTTATTCAATTAAAAACGTACTAAGTGCATTATACACGATCACAGTACGCCTGTCAACCTATTTCTCACTATTATCTAGTCTTATTTTTCAACTCGGATTTAATCCACTTCTTAGCACGAGAATCTTTAACTGGTTTCTTAGACCATGCACCAATTCCCTTGTATGCCGCCATTGTTTTCTTGTCGATCAATTTCATGATTTCTTTCTTATCAGTAACACCATCAACGTCTGAGTTATCAACAATGAATGTATTCTCTTGACCAAACATCTGTTGGTATGCTCCGATATTATCTTGTACTGCCTGCCACATGGGTTCCAGCATCTTCTTACCAATAGAGCGTTGACGTTTTGTATCACGATCAACAGCGGATGCTAAGTTGGTGTTCACTATAATGATTGCAGTATCATATCCCATCCTCTCTAGTGCCGCACGTTGCTTTTTAATCTTAGCAGAGTCTTTACCAGTACCATCAATAACAATACCGAGACGACCTTTAAGATACATCTCTTGTTTAGCGGCAGTCAACTTAGTTGCTTTACCACGTAGTTCTTGTCCTTTAACAGAGAAGATGTTATCCGGATTCATCTCCATGCCTGCTTTCTTCATAGAGTTTTCAAATGCATCATCAGAGTTGACTACACGAAATCCAAAACTACCTAATCCAGTTTTGCCAACAATGAACGACTTGCCACTACCAGGACCACCAGCAAGAAACACTGCTTTAAAGATTGCAGGATCATTTACGCCTTCGTTGATTAGGTCTAGTTCTGCTTGTTCTATTATTGCTTGTTCGTTTATGTACTGTTGAAATTTTAACATTAAAAAATCCATATTGTGTTATGTTCATCTACTACTACCAGATGATCGAGTGTGGTTTCGTCAAGCATATAGAACGCTTCTTTAAGTGTATTTAGTATTGGAGATCCTTTCACATTGAAAGAAGTGTTCAATAATACACCATCAAATTCACTTAATAAATCATGTAGTATTGTATTCTGTTCTTTAGTAACTGTCTGCACTCTTGCTGTCCCATCAACATGAGTAACTGCTCTTAACTTATCTATATGTTCCTCACGAGTCTTTATCGCAAAATTCATATAAGATAGATTGTCATAACGAACTGAGTCAAAGTAAGTCTCTACATCTTCTAATCTACATACTGGTGCGAACGGACGGTATGCTTCGCGTCTCTTTACTACATTAACTTTGTCTTTCTTATCTGCGCCCTTTGGATCAGCAAGTATAGAACGATTGCCTAACGCTCTCGCACCTACTTCCATGCCACCTTGCACGAGTCCGACAATCTTATCATCTTTCAGTATGCTTGCTACATCTGCAATAGTTGTCATTCTGCCTTTGTGTGAATGATAATATTTCTGTAAGTCCTCCATGTCTTGTATCTTTTGACCAGAGTACGTAGTTTCTTTACGCGAGTATTGTGTTGCATGATCGACCATCCATTGCACGAGCATACCGTAGGGAATTCCTTGGTCTGCTGGATTAGGCGGTACGAATAGATTGATATTCATCTCTCGCTGTAGTATATCATTGAACAGCACATTTAACGCACTACCACCAGAGAACACCACATTTCTGTCGTAGTCATCTAGGTTTACGTTTCTAACCCTCATAATCTCTTTGAACCATTTTATAGCATCTTTAACAAACGCATCTTGAATGCCTCTTGCCATATCACATTCTGTTTGCCAATCAATCTCATCCACAAATAGTTTATAGGGATTGTACACTTCAGGCGAAGTACTAAACGCTTCGATAAACTTAATCTTGCTGTTAGTACCGTCTTTCAGAGGTTGATTGTAATGTTTCTCGTACAGTATTCTGCCAGGACTAAAGTTATTCCAAGCGGTCGTACTTCTCATAAACAGTTTCGTTGCAGTCGAATAGGGATCGCTTTCAGTGTTTCCGTACGACGATGCTCCCATTGCTTTACCCGCAACATCTAACGAGCAGTCGGTGCTTTGCATTATACTGTATAACGACCATAGGCATGCCTGAGTATAGTTTCTGCCATGCGCTTGAACTCCATGTATTCGTGTATGACTTGTCAGAGGTTTATTAGGATTTTCAGCAGTGAACAAATGAGTGAACCCATCGTTACCACCACCATCCATAGTAAGTATGACTGCTTTGTCGAATCCCGAAGGAGCGAATCCATTCCATGCGTGTGCTTCATGATGTCGATATGTAATATCAATATTCTTAGTATTAAATACAGCATTAATGTTATCAACATCGAGCATCATATCATCAGAAACTTTATTATCTGTCAAACGACCCGTGCCATTTTCAATCTGTTCTTTCTTGATATCGTTCAATAGATTGCCACGAATGATGCAGTGATAGTCGTTGGGTATGCCAAACTCTTCTTCTGCTATCTTAGCACACCTTTTAAGAATCTCTAGTTCTTCATCCTTACGTGCGTGACCTCTGTAGTGTTTTATACCTACAAGTTTTTCTATCTCAATAGTATGAAATGTTTTTGCAACATCATTCCAGAAACATAGTGAGGCGTCATGACCCCAATTAGCGGCGATTAGATTCCTCATAGTTTAAGGTCTATTGAACCAAGGTTCTGCTGTTCGTATTTCGATAGCGGGTTTGGGCAAATGCTTTGCGTGTATTTTGCAACCGATAAACGCATTGTAGTATTGTTCGTCGAGTAGGACATCGTATTCAAATTGTAACTTTGCTTCATAGTAGGAGCATTCGCCTTTAGTTGTGCATAACTTTAGAACTTCACGGTGATAGTTATCAACGCCAGTTCTCTTGATTGACTCTAATAGATGTTCGCTCGAACCATAATACTTCTGCCAGTCCGAAGGTACTTTCATCTTTATCTTTCTTTTACGTACAGAGTTCTTGGGTAGTGTCTTGGGTTTCCAGAAGAACTTCTTTCCTATATACATCTTACCTGTATCTATCTCAGTGATACGATACACAAATCCAACATAGTCTTTTAAAAACTCTTCGCTGGGTTCGAATACACTTTCATTCATATTCCACATCTGTTATAATTCCTTAGAATAACCAATAATCATTTTCATACTCTACCACTATATGGTCTAGACCGGTCTTTTGTAAAACATGAAATGCTTCATCAAAGGTATTTAGAATAGGTTTACCTTGAACATTCAAGGAAGTGTTTATTAGTACTCCATCGAACGCTGTCAGTATGTCATAGATTGCGGCATTGCTCTCCTCCGTCACCACCTGAAGTCTGGCAGTATTGTCGTAGTGTGTTACAGAGAATAGTTCAGTTTGATACTCTGGCAACACATCCGCGACGAATTGCATACATTCCATGTTATCAAAGTTTGGTGAGTAGAAATACTTAGGTGCATCTTCCTTTCTGCATATAGGAGCGAAAGGTCTAAACCACTCTCGGAACTTAACACGACAATTGAGTGTGTCTTTCATCTTAGGATTAGATGCGTCACATAGTATAGAACGATTACCCAATGCTCTCGGTCCTACTTCCATGTTACCAATCACCATCCCTATTATCTTCTGCTCTTTAAGTAAGTCTGCAATATCATTAATACTGACTTTCTTTGCGCCGTATAGTTTAATCATCGGATCCATATATTTGTAATCAAATATTCTTGGACCAGATTGAGTGACATCGTATTTCTTAGTAGTCTTTAGATGTTCGTATAACATACCAAAACTTAGACCGCCATCATGACAGTTTGGTGGGATGTATATGTTGACATCAGGAAATGCACGTTTGATTGCTTCGTTAGCAAGAACATTTAATGCACTACCGCCAGATATTATCAGATTGTTATCGTGCGCTTCAATCTTATCAAGGAACTCTTCTTTAATAGTTTCGACGATACCTTCTTCGAATGCAATCTGCGCAGAACTAGCGAGTGCGAATGCTTTAGTGTTCTCTAGTTTTATGTTATAATCAGTTGTCTGAATACACGGATTGATCTGTTTTCTCATCACAAGTAATGGATTTTGTGAGTCGTCCCAGGTGACAGGTGGTTTAGATCCTGCATCATTGCTTAGTTTATATTTCCACCAGTCTGATTTGATAGAATCTTTCATTATATCTGACCACGTGCGATTCACTTCACCGTATGCAGATAATCCCATTAGTTTACCCGGGAGATCAAGATCCATAGTACCATGTAATATCTTGAGAGAGTGTGCCATAGCAGTGTAGACCATCGAGAAATTATAACACATGGGTTCAACTGAATGTCGATTGATGCCTTTGAAACACGAGTACTTGAATGCGGTGTTATCGCCCCAACCATCATAAGTTATACAAGCAGTGTTCTCGAACGATTCAGGTGCTTGTCCATATGCACACCATGCATGAGCATCATGGTGATCGATGACTGGTAAAATCTCTTTGTCTGAATTGATAATACTGCGGTCAATGTATGACACATTCCACCAAATGGGTTTGAAGATAAATGTGTCGAAGTCATTTTCAATGCCATGAACTTCTTTAAGATGATTCAGAATAATATGTAGATATTGAACATTTGCGCTGGTAGATAAACCATTGCTACCTTTACGATTTTTTATGTTGTGGTGTTTAATACCTGAAACACGTTCAAATTCATATATGTAGAACGAGTCGGTATTAGGGTCATATACTGTTAGATTAGTATCATGACCCTCATACAATGCTATAGTGGGTTTCA